CTGATTTTGTTTTATTTGATCAGCCATATTTTCTCCTTTTAAAATCTGATCTAATGTAAAGATACCATCCGCAAGCCCCAAAATAATGGCCTGCTGACCGATAAAAATTCTTCCATCGCCAATTTCTGCGATCACTCGCTCAATAGCAATGCCTCGATTTTGAGCGATCTCATTAACAAATAGTGAGTAAATATAATCAACCTGTCCTTGCAAGATAGCTCGCCCTTCGGGCGATAAAGGCCTATGTTCAGTCTCGATTCGTTTGTATTTCCCCGCGACTATCTCTGTGATCTTTCGTCCCTCAATCTCATCTTTTTTGCTTACATCTTCGTGTAATGCCACAACTCCAATCGAACCTACCCGGGCCGTAGACGAAGACAAAAATATCTCGTTACAAGCTGACGCAATCCAATACCCAGCCGAACAGCATAGCGGATCTACTAGAGCGATTAATTTAACCCCACTTGCCCGAGTCACTTTGATTAGTTCCGTTAATGACTGTATCCCTTCGACCGATCCGCCAGGCGTATCCATACAAATGATAATCCTAGCTACATCTGAACCAAGCGAACGAAGGATAGCACTAACCTTGTCCAGAGAGACATTAGTCTTTTGCTCGATTATTCCAGACATGCGAATTATAAGATCATCTCCGGTTTGCTCTACCTTAACAGAGTCCGAGACTGGCTGTGATATCGATATCTCTGCCCGCCAAAATTCTTCGCGGGCGATCAAGAGCGGGCGATTATAAAAACTCATAACTCTTTCCTCCGTCGCTGGCTCAAACTTGAGACCATTATGATCATCTCAATGCTTCCTCGCTTCACTTTCTGTCCATATCTCCTTGTCATAACGATATGCCTGCTCAAGCCAAGACTCGTTATCTTTGCGTTTCCCATAGATGACAGAGTATTCCTTTCCTTCGTGTTTCCTTGTTTCCCTTCGAAATGAATTTTCTAGAAGTTCGCCAGGCTCAATCAATCTACAAGCGTGCTCATTAAGGTAAGGCATTTCTTTGTCCCTCTAACGTTAATGGTGTCTGGATTGACTCATTTTCCTTTTCGAGATCGGATTGTTTTCTCAATTCATGTTCGATCTTTCTTTGCTCATGTACTTCCATCCAATCACGGCCCCCGATTTCTTCCGCCTCCGTCTGTATGTCAGACACACCAAGCGATATTCTTTCTCTTGCAGCAATCACTTCTTTGGTGTCATCTATGCTACCCTTTGCAGGGCCAACCCAATTAGCGCTATAAATATCATCAGTAATATCTAAATTGATACGACCCGATAAAATCTCGTTCTCAAGCCAAAGTTCATAAATTGGCTGACAAAATTGCTCGATAAATTCCCAGCGATATCTCATAACAGTTTTCCAAAACTGCATCAGGGCCGCTCGCGATGCAGAGTAAGAATCATTGAACTGCATCATCAAAACATCAAACGGGATCGCTACACACGCCGCGATTTGTCGAATAATCGAGTTAACGAAAGGCTCATAACTAGAATTGGGACGTGTTGGATTAGCAAACTCAACCGACTCGTTAGGCATTAAATTTAAGACCATGCCCGGTTTTAGGTAATAACGATCTGACTTTGTTTCGTTTTGTGCTTCCGTTTGCGTCGAATCTGTATAAGAGGGTAATGTCATGCCTCCCTCAGTTTTTATAAAAACAGAGAACAGATTTGAAACTACAGCTGCAGTCAATTCTGCGTCCATATAACGATCCATTTTGCGCAGACCCTCAAGCACCGTGGCAAGAATCGGTATTCCACGCACTTGCCCAGGTCGCTCCTTACGCCATATGTGTAAAATCCTTTGCTTGCCAGTTGTCCGCCCATATTTGGGGTATGTCTTCCAGGTATATTCAGGGTAAATGTCACCCGGGTGAGTAGACTGGATCGTATATGCAATAGGGACCCCGTCACTCAAATGCACACCCTGTATTTTTTCTCTTGTATCAGGCGATAGATTAGCGTTTGAAACCCTGTCCGCCTCAATTACCTGCAGCTTTAGATCGCCCTGACTATCTATCACAGTATTGACAAATACATCACCAGACAGACATCGCGAGGAGAAAACTAGAGCTTGTAACGCATAAAAATTTTGCGTGTCCTCATACTCACAATGTCTTATCCACTTTTCAAACCTAGACACTATTTGCCTTTCAGCATCCTTATTGCCAAGCTGCGGCTTACAGACAAGTCCTGATCCTATTACAGTCATCTCAAGCCGATCTATAATTGCCTTTGCTATAAGCTGATTGCGCCAGGCATCTCTAGATCTTGCGACCAAAGTGTCCTGATCACCCTTTTGTTGATCAGTTGTAGCGCTTGTTCCTGTTGGTTGCCACGTCAACATAGACTCAAGCCACCGATCTGCTGAAATATAAGATGGCATAATTACCTCATCGAATTATATAACCGATCCGAATTTTGTTGTCGTTTCCCTCTCGATCCGTCATCATGCGTAACCACTTCTCGCGATCATATAAATCCTTTAGATTAGCCCGAGTCAGCGACCGACCGAAAGCTGTATAAGACTGTACACCACCACTTTCGATCGCTATAATTGCTGCCTGTACCTCTTCAAGTTGTTCGGCATACGTCTTTATCGCCGCCATAGGGAAACCCCCTGATTCAGAATGCGTCTAGGTTGTGATGGTGGCTGTTTTGCAATCCCCTGTTGTTGCTGCAAAAGCATTCTAAACTCCTCCATCGCGGATTGAGCATAAACTAGTGCAGAAAAGAAATGATTGGGTGCATGAGCATAAACAGGCCTCCAAGATGATTTCCCATTTTTATCTGTCGTTCTATGCTCCATTTTCATTGCTTTGAAAAAATCAGATGAAATGTCTTTCGGGAAACTCCAGGAGCCAATTTCTCCAACTGGCCTGTTAAAAGATGCTGCTAGGTCATCTTTGATCTTATCACTATTTGCAATGAGGACTAATTGACTTCTGTTCGATTTTCGACCATTGACCTCTGGCGTTATCTGCTTTAAACACGTCTTGATATGCAAAGTTGTCGAATCCTTAAGTGCGATGAATATCTTGCCAGCATAGTTACAAAAATCGTATATCTCTTGCGTGACCATTCCATCGGTGGCATCGATCGCAACACGAGCCAAAACTTTTTGATAAGGAGAAAGCGCGGACAGCAAATCGCCCCATTTTTGTTGAAAATTGCCTGCAGACCAAGCCACAACTGACGCTTGCAAAACTGATCCTGAAGACACAATCCCTTGCCGCCATCCTACCACAACAATGTATAACTCTCCGTTTCGTTGCACGTCTACACCTACAGTATATAAGTCATATCCTGCGACAAAACCAGATACACGACTCGAATCAATATACTTTGCAAGATCGTAATCTTTGAGCGATTCGCTCGACTCAACGTCGACTGGAACTTCTGCGAGTTCATCTGTTATGAAAATCTTAAGCGACTCAGGACCCTCGTGTTTGGCAGAAAGGAACTGACACGCGATCTCTCCCCAGCTTGTAAATACAGAATAGAGAGCAGATACTTGCAATGTCCTAGCAGTATCTGCTCTCTCTTCACATTGCATATAATCATTTTCGGGGTCAACACAGACCGCTTTGCCCCTGTTAATCAGCGCAAACTTTTGATTGTCAGTCCAATGAGATTTGCAAAACGCACACTCAAAATGTGCCGTTGATCTTACTTTTTCAAAATCCCAGCCAGCCTCAGTTTTTCCTTGCCATTTTAGACGCGGAAACAACAAAGGTTGATACTGCCCACAATTCGGACATGGCACAAACCACCGATAAAAATTTGCCGACTTCGCTTCCTGCCAGGAATGATGATTGCCGTTCTTTGGCGGAGTAGTTGCAAAGATACCCTTTCGTGCACCCGTATAAACTCGAGTCCGTTTTTTTAGCAGTGCAATCGGATGTTTCCACACGGCACACTCATCACCTATCACGTATTGAGCAGGGACCGACCTCATAGTTTGCTCATTCGTAGCATATCCTATCTTGACCCTGGTCTTAGAAAC